CTTTCCCAATGGGAAAGAATTGAGAGAATATCGCTTTCCCAATGGGAAAGAAAGAATGTTCTAAAATAATAACAGGTTCGAATGTTAATCTTTTCAATTTATTTATTAGTTTATTTATTTTAAATAAATAAATAAAGTTAAAATGATTATAGACTTTGATCCTAAAACATATCAATTTTTACAGAGATATGTAGTTAAACCTGGAAATATCGAATTAGAAGTTAGATTCGGAAAGTATGATAAAGAAGGAAGATTTAGACCAGATATAGGATTAGAAACATTTACTAAAATAAAACAATTTTTATCCTCAAATTCTAATATAATAGAGAGAGTTGAAGAAGAAACTAAATCTGAAATACTTCCTAATCATATACGACGTATTATATATACAGAAAAAAACCTCCCCCAACTTCGTGGAAAAATAAAATATGAACAAAAAACAAAAATATACACAGGCGATGTGCCATATAAAGACTTTGTTTTGAGAATATCAGAGTCACAGGAAAAAGTTGTACAACCATATCCTGCCCAACCTATTGAAGTAAGAGAAAGAGATAGAGTAATGTACTATCATAAAAATAAAGCGTTTTATTTTGTTTTAACAAAGGTAACTTCATATAACTTCTTAGAACAAAGTAATAAATCGATCTCATATGAACTTGAAATTGAATATACCCTAAAACCAGAATTAGTTAGATACTTTCCAGATATGTTTAAGGATTCGATTAGTCTTCTTTTACCTTTTATAATAAACAATACAGATAAATTTAGATATAGTTATTTACCTATAGAAGAAGAAAATAGAATAAGATATCTATATCAATCTTTATATATAAAGGAACCAAAACCAGTTAATCTAAGCAGACAAATAACACCAAAATTATTTTCTTTAGGTTATACTGTAACACAAAAGCTTGATGGGGAAAGATTTATATTATTTTTTACGGATAATGGATTATATAGTTTTAATAATAGAAAAATTGAAAAATATGATAGTAGAAATTATGGTAGATTACTTATAATGGATTCAGAATTTTTTGAGGGTGTATATTATATTTTTGATTGTATGATGTATATGGGAGAAAAAATAACAGAAAAATCACACGATGAAAGATTGTCAAAAGCAAGCGAAGCAATTGATAAGCTCGGACTAGGAAAGTTTTTAAAATTAAAAGATTTTAGAAGAACATCTCATTTAGAAGAAACAAAAATGGCTTTAAAAGATGCTACAAACTATCTATTAGAACATATCTGTCCAGAAGAAAGTATGAGAGATATATATAGAAGACTTGACAAACCTACTATGTATCCAGAAAATAACGATGGGTTGGTTTATACTTCAAGTGGTAAATATAATTCTCCTATCTATAAATGGAAAATTCCTGAAAAAATGACAATCGACTTTGCTGTATATCGTATTGGTTCCGGTCTTGATTCTAGTCTTAAAAAATACGAACTATATGTTAAAGACAATATCGAAGGTGAACCATTAAATGTACCCTTTAGAGGTAATAGTTTATATGAAGTAGAAGAAGCTATATATGAGACTAACATTGATCTAAAAGAGAGGGGTATTTATGAGTTTGGTTATGATAATTCTACCGGTAAATTTATTTTATTCAGACCAAGATTAGATAAGATTGATCCAAACTTTATAACAGTGGCTCAAAATATATGGAATGATATAAAGAATCCATACACAAAAGAAGAATTATTAGAACTACTATCTCCTGTAGTTTTAGAAGACTATAGAGAATATCAAAATACGATAAAGAGAAGTTTAATAGAAAAATATTGCAAGTATAAGAGTGTTTTGGATTTAGGATCCGGAAGAGGCGGTGATTTAGGAAAATATGACGCTGCAAAAGTAAGTCATATATGGTGTCTTGAACCTAATATTAAAAATTACACAGAGTTATTAAGACGATTATCAGAAAGAAAGGATATGAAAAGAAAAACAACTCTACTAAAGACAGTTGCACAGGATACAGAAAAAATTGTAAAAGGTATAAAAGACAGTTTGATATACACCCATCCTATTGTTTTTGATTCTATTGTTACTTATATGGGTGAACCCCAACCCCAAAGGGGCGATATTCGCCCCGCTCTTGAGCCCCAAAGGGGCGATAAAAACGAAAATATTTCTTACACGAGTATTGAAGATTTAAGAAATCTTGTATCATGGGGATTTGGTTTAGATAGAAATAATTTTATCATATTAGATGCGAATGATAAAGTAATAACAGATGATGATTTATACGATTCTAATAATTCTAATAAAACATTAAAAATTTTTGATACAATTAACCCAGATTCCATTCGAGACGATATTAAAAAACAAGAAATTGGAGGAGAATTTCAAAATTGGTTTCCCAAAAAATATGGAATTGATTATAATAAACTGAGAATAACAGACGAGGGTAAATACAGTTTAACAAAACAATCAGATTCTCTTGCTATAATTAAGGCTATGCAGAATGTAATGGGTCAAGATAATTTAGGAGGACTAACTATATTAGATGGTACGGCGAATGTAGGCGGAGATACAATACGATTTGGGATGAATTTTAATAAGGTAATTAGCGTAGAATTAAATGTTGAAAATTTTGATGTGTTAAGAAATAACGTTGACGTTTTTGAATTACAAAATAAGGTTGAACTCATCAATGGAGATATAACAAAAGTTTGGAATGACGTACAAACATTTACCGATGTATTATTTTTAGATCCACCATGGGGCGGAAAAGATTATAGAGGCGACGAAGAAGAAGTATTGAATTTGTTCCTTTCTGGTATGTCTATATCAGAGTTTGTGGGAAAAGTTTTATTAAGTCCACACCGTCCTTCCTATATATTTATAAAACTTCCAGTAAATTATAATCTAAATTCTTTCCGAGATATGCCTTATGTTTCTGATATGCAGGTATTTACAATAAGAAAGTTTTACTTACTTTGTCTAATAGTAGACGACAGAAAAACTCAGCTGAAAAAAGCAGATATTCTCTCATCATTCTTTTCTTTAAGTTTCTTTTTCTTTAAGGACGACTTTGGTGAGTATAAAGATCTAAATAATCTTGTCGATACTATCGATCAAACTCTAACGAACGATGGATATTTTATAGGAACAACAATCGACGGAAATAAAACAAGAGAATTATTAAATTCTTTCCCCGACAAGAAATTTGATTTTAACGGAGGATATATACGTTTTATAGACGATGAAAAAGAAATAGTAGAATTATTAATACGTGGAACAATTGTAGAGACGCAAATAGAATCGTTGGTTGATTTTGAATTGCTACAAACAAAACTATTAGATAGGGATATCGAGTTATACGAGTCAGAAATCTTTAAACCAGGACCCCTATCTGAAAAAGAAAATACATTAAACTCATTATATCGATATTTTGTATTCAAAAGAAAATCAAAACAGAATATATATCTTAATAAAGTTAACCTACTTATAGACGAAAAATCAAGACCTATTATACAAAGTGTAAAATCGGGCAAAAAAGATTTATCCATGGATGATATATTAAAAGTATTAACTCTTACTTCCAACAGAGATAATGTTATGTCATCTGAACTATCTAAGTGTAGAGATAATCATTTTTTTGAATTATTAGACTTAAAAACAGATCTGATTGGAGATTATAAATTATTATATTTCAATTATATAGAAGATAAGAGTGATAATAGTGATAATAGTGATAAGAGTGATAAGAGTAATAAGAGTAATAAGAGTAATAAGAGTAATAAGAGTAATAAGAGTAATAATTATTTAATATCAAAATACCACGAAAATACAATAAATTATCTAAAAGAATATTATAATTCCCAGTTATCACACGAAAATATCTTTCATATATCAGGATTAATTGATAACTCTCCTTTATATCATACAAAGTCAAGCATTATCCCTTTCAAAGAGATCTTTAAATATAATCAAAATGTATTAATAAGCTGTATTTATCAACTATATTTTATCATGATGTTTTTAAGAAAAGATGCTAACTTACAATTTTGTGCCCCACAAATAGTTTTAGTTAAAGATAATAGTGTAACATCTATTAAATATGGAGCTACAATAGAAATAACTGTATTTAATGGAATTTTTGTTAAGATTCTAAATTCGTCTTATACAATTGATAAAGTTAATGTAGAATTAGATCTACCTATACAACCACCAAAAACATACGATTATAATGGTATCGAGATTTTATACTATTTAGATAAACATTATAAAGTAGCTGTATTAAGTAATATAGATACATGCAATTTATCCTATTCAAACTTCTTAATGAGATTTCTTACGATAAAAAACTCTTATACTAATATGGAAGACAATGAAATTAATATTATTGATGGTAATCCATACAATTCTTATAGTCAAAATGACTTTACACCAACAAACGATTTATATATAAAACAATCTTTAGAAACAAGAGAAGAGATGATAAAAGACTTAAGCGATATTCAATATGACTATTATGAAAAGATTGAAAGTATATTCTCTCAAAAATCAGAACGTTCCACAAATAGTGAAAGATCCAAAAATAAAGTATCCACTAAAATAACTAAATGGATGGAAGTATTATCAAGATATATGATCTATGTAGACAGAAAAAAAACATACAAGGTTTTATCAAACGGATACATGCCTCAAATGTTTTTATACGCACTTAGAAGTATTACAGACTTAGATTTTCACTGGTACACAAATGATACAAATGATACAAATGATACAAACAAAAAGTTATTAGAATTTAAAAAGTGTAAAAATTGGATGAATATAGATACAACTACCCAAGAAGGAATAGATTATATAGATAAGATAATGAGTGAAAAAATTGATATATACGCTTCCTATCTAAATAAAGATATACACTTAAATCTATCAGAACAAAAAGAAATATTTTTAGCAGATATATTAACAGGTCTTGTCTCTTTAAGACAAAACGGCATGTTGATGGTAAATATAAAAAGTTTCTTTACATTATTTGAAATCAGTTTATTGGGATACGTATCAGATATGTTTAAGGAATTTTATATATATAAACCCTTGTCAAGCGACTTTTTAAGATCAGAAGTCTTTATTATCGGAAGAGGATATAAGAGAAATGAAACAAAGATAGAATATCTAAAAAATAATAGGATAAATAAAACATATCCTCGTCCATTAAATATATCTATATATTCAAATATACTTTTAGCAGCTTATAAGTTTTATGGGAGACAAATGTATTTTATGGATAAGAATATGGAGTGTTATAACTATTTATCGGAAAAGTATAGTATGGATGAATTAACAGAAGATTTAATCAGAAAAGATAGTAATAAGATGGTCAGATATTACCTGAAGATGAGAAAAAATATTCAGAAGAGTATAAAAAAAACAATAGAATCATTTAATTTTAATGTTAAGAAATGGAATAATTATGGATGTATCGCCCCTCTGGGGCTCAAGAGCGAAGCGGATATCGCCCCTCTGGGGCTCAAGAGCGAAGCGGATATCGCCTCAGAGGAGATCAATAGAGAAGATAGTTATTCTCCGATTGATTCTCAACGAGCTAATGTGAGTGACGAGTTAAAAGATGATCCCAATATGGAAGATAAGAAATATACTAGTACAAAGAGATGTATAGGAAAGAGTGTATTTGTTAATATAGTGAAGATGGCACATGAGGCAAATTTAATGGAAACGATTAAAGATATTGTTAGACGAAAGTTAAATTTTAATAAGATTCCAAATTTGATAACAGCTTTACCACAGGCTGATTCAAACTTACCAGGAGTTTCTAATTATATAAGTATACCCGGTGGTGTAAATTTGACTTTAGATATGTCTGGTGATCGTAAGATGATTGAATCATATTCTGAAATCTATTTATATAAACCACAGCCGGAACTCTATATGTTAAGAGTTTTATTTGTGATTTATAAGAGAAATGAAGGAAAGATATCAACAGAAACATCTATTTCATCTTTTAAGTTTAGATATAATAAAGAGCCTAAAACAGAGACTTTAGTAGATTGGATAGTTTATAATGTTTCAAAAATACTATATGATAAATATAGGGATAATGATGATATAATAAGTTTGTTTAAAAAGTCGAAGAATGTAAAGCATCTAAAAGAAAAAGGATTAGATAAATTACAATGGCGCAAGGATTAGATTTTATTTTTTAAAAACTTTATTTTATTACATTTATTCTATAATTAGCAATAAATCATTTTATCCATTTATTTTATATAATTATATAAAATAATAACCAAATGTCAGAAGTAAAATTTATAAAAGGAGACGATAAGGTATTAAATGAAGTTTTTTATGAGATAGATACAGGAGGCGGAGGAGATTGTCTTTTCCGTTCACTATCTTATGTTTTATACGATACTCCTACGAACCATTTTAAAGTCAGACAAAGAATATGTAAAGCTCCTATACCACAAGAATTAGAACCATTTTATATAAAAGAAGAAAGAGAGAAAATGTGTAATTTAAAAGAATGGGGAACGCACTTGGAAGTTATGATAGCGGCAAAGGTATACAAAAGACCTATTATTGTTTATAAGAAAGGACATAATAAAGGAATAGGTAAACTATGTGAATCATATCACTTGATTGATGACATTAAAAACAAAAAAATATTTAAAGGAGTAAGAAAGTATCTATCGGGAGATTATAAAAAATCAACTAATAGAATATATTGTATCTATTTACCTGATAATAACTCTAATATAGACCCTATAATACTCTATAATATAGGTAACATACATTATAGAGTATTAAAATCAAAAAAATCTATTCATTTTGACTCGAAAGTAAAGAGTGTTAGGAAGACAGTTAAAAAATCGGATAGGAAGTCTAAAAGAAAGACTGTTAGGAAGTCTAAAAGAAAGACAGTTAGAAAGTCTAAAAGAAAGTCAGTTAGGAAGACTAAAAGAAAATCACTTAAAAAGTCTAAAAGAAAATCACTTAAAAAGTCTAAAAGAAAGTCAGTTAGGAAGACTAAAAGAAAGTCAGTTAGGAAGACTAAAAGAAAGACGCTAAAAAATAAAAAGATAGTTAGGAAATCGGTTAGGAACTCTGTTAGAAAGACCGTTAGAAAGTCTAAAAGAAAAAGTAGTAAAAAATAATCCATTATCAATTATAATAATTCTTCGTATATTATTACAAATATCTATCAATAAAATACGTTTACCAAGATAAAGTATTACATAGAGAATTATTATAATTATTTTTTATCATAATAAGATGTATTTATAGTTTCATTATATAACACAGTGCAAAATAAGTTGGACGATTTTCATGTGGTTGAT